TCCTCGTAAGTCATATCCGCAGGATAGTCGGACAGCCATTGATTGAGAGCGTAGTCCTTGCATCGCTTTTCGATACGCAACTGGTATTCTGTCTTATGTGAAAGCTCTTTCACACCCGTGCAAAAGTGGTGATTCAACTTGACCTCACCGCACTTTTCGCAAACTTGATCTTTGAACATTTCCTTTAGCATGATTAGCCTCACTCGTAATGCGGTTGAACATCTGGGAAACCCTTGACCTTCCCAGAAAAGATGCGAGGGAAATACAGCCCCTCGGAAAGAACAGAAGACATGGATGGTCTTTCCCTGTTTAAACGCTCAGTCACAGAGAGCAACTTGTCGCAGTAGCCCTGCGCTTTCTCAAGCGTTTTAAATCTGCGCCTTGGGGCTTCCTTCAGATCGACAGGTTCACCATACCAATAAAACCAACCGCCCTCCTCCGCCCCACCATAGGCACGGTCTTCCAACAGAACTGCAACTGTATAAGTCATAATTAGCCTCAAATAAAAAGTTATGTACAGCGTTTAAACGATCAATGGATTTTGTCTTCGTTACTTGCCTTGTTTGTTTGATACACCCCGATAATGATTCGAGAAATTATCATCGCCAATTCAACCTCGCCCATCTTTTCGTGCAGACCTATCATAGCGACCACATTACCAAGAGCGTTAATGATCACACCTATCTCCTGCCCGTCAATAACGTTTTGTACTTTGTCGATCAACTCCTCGGTGCTTTGCATTGTTTCACTGGGTACTTCAACCTCATTACCAAGATGATCTTTTGCGACTACGGTTTTTTTACTCATAACAGCCCCTTGATTGTTTTAATACAGATTGTTTTTGAGCCTTGCGCTCACCCTTCCAAAAAACTCTTTTCCAACCCCGCAGGTGTTTCCACCACTGCGGAGAACTGGTCATATTGCCTTGTTTGACGTTAGCCATAACAGTCCTTTGCCCCCCGTAGGGGGCGGTTGGTTACTCAGCTTTCAGTGATTTAAGCATCGTGTTAAAAGTCCTGTCACCCATGTCACCGATGTAGGTAATGTTGACACCGTGTTTAAACAGCCTGTGTACATTGCGTGTACCGATACCTATGGCGATAATCGTGACACCTGCGGCATCCGCCAGAGCGTTAGCGTGGAGCATCTGATCTTCGCCATAAGAACCCGTATCGGTCAGAAAGAAAAGAATCTTGCGACCTTCTTTCTGTGCGGATAACTCTTCGATGCACATGACCAGAGCAGAGTAATCAGGGTTACCCGCCAGAGACATCCTGTTGATAGAACCCATCTTAGGGGAGGCTTTCCGCAGGGACTCCTTACGCTCCTTAAACGGGATAAACTGGACTGTCTCTATATAGGTTCCAGTCACCTCGTCATAGCAATCCGTGGGTTCAGAACCCGTGAACCCTGTCACCGCATAGTTGACCTTCGCTTGTTCTAGCATCTTAGCCAACTGAATGCTGACCTCCTGCGCCGTGTCGATTGTGCCGTACATAGAACCGGAGCAGTCAACCATGATGGTTACAGCAGAGGCATCAGCCTGTTTCATCGCTCTGCGCTGAAAGATATTCGACTCGCCTGTCGCATAGCGAGTCAGTGCCTTACGATTAAGCCGCCCCGAATCCTCACGGGTAGACCAACCGACCAGATCAAGGGAGCGGAGCATACGCCCCAGATTGGCACGAGTCGCACCAATACCCTTGATGTCTGCTTTGTAGTCCTGACCGAATTGATTTATGCGGTCGTTCTTTTCCCTCTTGTCGGCAACAGCGACATAATTACCATCTTTCTCTGGTTCAAAGTGCATTTAAGACTCCCAATTAAATTTCATAAAGGTAGGTTTTTTACGAGCGGGTAAGACTGTCACATCAATACCATCGCCCTTGTCGGTCTTACGGGTCTCGATCTCAATGAGCTTGGCGGGTTCGAGCATAGTCTTGCCCGATGAACCACCGCCACCGCCTAATGACTCGCCGCCCTCGCTAATCTCAGGCTTGCGAGATTCACCCTCGGACTCAGAGCCGTGCGACCTACCGCCGCCCTTCTTGGGTTTCTTGGGCTTGTCACCGCCCTCGCCACCCTCGCCGCCCTCCTCGCCGCCCTCCTCGCCCTCCTCATCGCCACCCATACCACCACCATCGCCCTCGGAATCAATGTCACCGATACGCTCAAACAGATCAGTCGCAACCATGACGACCTCTGCGGTACAGGTGCAATCCTTAGCGGAGCAGATGGCATCACTCACAGGGGAACACCAAGGCGAGTCAGCCAGTAGATCAGGACACTCCAAGGAGTATCCGTTTAAACGCCGACCCTCGACAGCAATAGTGATTGGCACGTTTTCCTTGCGTAAAATATCAGGTTCGCCGCCAACCAACATCCCGTTAACCAGACCTTCAAACAAAGCGTGAGCGTTCCCCGCAAAGCCTGAGTCAATCAATCGCTTTTCAATACGCACATCCTCAAGCACATTGATCAGATCGAACAGGAACTTGCTACGCTTACGAGCCTCGATAGCCGCATCGTTTTCGGTGAACAGAATGTGACCGAACTCGTGCAGGACATAGGCAATAAGGTTATTGAAAAGCTTTGCAGGTACATCAGAACGCTCATCAATAGCGGGAAGGTAGACCTTGGCAACCATGTCCTCGACCTTGTCCTTAGCCTTGCCCTTGTCCTTAGCCTTAGCCTTAGACTTGGATTCGAGCGACACCTTTGCGCCCTTGCCAGAAAAGATAATGCTCAGGTTTTTAACATCACGACCTGACATTGACCAGAGTTTTTCGAGGGTGCTAGTCACACCCTGTTTCGCAGAAGACCCTTTCATCATGCCCCCATAGCACGTTTAAACTCTTCAACATTGATAGTTGCAGTAAACACCCCAAGCAACTCAGACTCGCAGTCTGATGGGTACTTATTGACAACCGCCGACTTGAATGCCGCCTTGACAGGGACACCCTCTTTCACCGCCATCGCCCACGCCATAAGCTGACGTAAGCTTGGGGGTTGTGTGAGCAGACCAGACTTGCACTTCTCACGAGCGACCTTAGCAAAGTTGCAAATATACTTAGCCGCCTTGTTATTGATACCCGTTCTTTTCTGAATCAGGTTCACCTCGTCATCAAAGGGCAGGTACTGGAACTTGAACGTGTACCCGAAACGATCAATAAACGCCGTGTTCTGGTCACGCACTCCGTTAAAATTACCGGACTCATCGCCGAAACCGTTGGAGTTATCGGCACAAAAGAATCCGACATGAGGCAGGACATTGATCTTGATACCCGTCTCGTTAATCATAACGCCACGATGGGGCGATGGTTCGCAAACAGAATGTAAGACCGAGATAGACTGCGAACGTGCAAACCCGACCTCATCAAGCAGGACAATCGCACCTGCGTGTTGGATAGCCTGAGTGAGAACACCTGCTTTCCAGACTACATTGCCGTCCACGATAGTGTTACCACCGATAAAGTCTGACCGCTCAATAGCCTCGTCAAAGTTAATGCGGTAAAGCTTACGCTCCAGACGAGCGGCAAGCTGGGTGACGAATTCAGTCTTGCCTGTGCCACGTTCACCCGCCAACCAACAGTTGATAGGGATGTTTCGCTCTAACGCAACGAGCGACTCGTGTAAAAATTGAGGATTAAAAACATAATCCTCGACAACGACAGGACTTTCCTTGTCGCCCCAGAGAGTGACAGTCATCTCGCTGAAATCAACCGCCTCACCCTCATCGGTGTAGGTAAAGACCTGACCTTTGAATGCGTCCTTGACCTTGACCTTAGTGGTGACAGGCAGGGATGATGCCAACTCGACAAGAACCTCTTCAGGTGCAGAGCGTTTAAACGGTTCGACAATAGCGGCAACCTGCTTGCGAACCATCTCGCCGACCTTGTCATAGTCAACAGGTTCAAACGTGGTGTCGAGTGCGTCACGCAACTCGGCAGAGAACACCGTCACCTGATCGACAACACGCTTAGACTGTGCGTCAATATGAGCACGAGTCGAAAGCATCTCTTTCGCCACGGCGAGTTTTAACTCGACCATCTCCTCATGCGAAACGCCGACAGGGGAGGGGGCGGTCGTGGCAGTCGCAAAGGCGGGAGATGAATCGACACGCTTGGAGGCTTTGATATGCTCGACAGTCCTTTTACCTGACTCGATCAGGTCAGCGACCAACTGGATAGCGGTTGGCTTGTCGGAGACGGGTTCGCCGCCCTCTGTGCGAATAGCCCCATTCAGGATTGACAGGGGCAGGGTTGAAATTTCCTTGATGATTTTGGTACGCATAATAGCCTCAGATTAAGAAAGGGAAAGGGTGGTTTCGTGGGTAGGGCAACTGGGAAGACCGACATCCGCCCACTTCTGTGTCAGTCTTATGGTGTAACCGCACTCAGCACAGCAAGCTTTGAGCATCCTTGTGCCTTGTGTCTTCTTGCTTGATACGTTTAAACGGGCATGAGGGTAGTCACCGAGCGACTCGACCAGTGCGCCGAACGTGGACTTGAAAGCAACGCCGACCGTTGTGCTTGTGGGCTTGCCCTCAAGGTGCAACTTCTTAGCCAGTTTGGGGAAATCCCCTTTATGCCCCGTACCAAGAGGCAACGCCGCATGGCACAACTCATGCACCAGAGTGCCAGTAACGTCCCAAACATCATCCAGAACAGGGGAGATCATGATCTCGTGAGTGCCATCAGCAGAGGCATCAGCGTGCCAATGCTCGCCAATCCTTTTCAGAGCAGAACGGGCATTCTGGGACGGGAAACCGCAGGTGACACGGATTTTCTCCGGCAGAGGGTAGCCCTCGGCGGCAAAAACAGGACGAATCTCGTCCAGAAAGGCATTGAGATACTGCTCTCTAGTCTGGTGCATAAAAACCTCTGAAAGTGACAGGCGGATTTGTGCCTTGTGAATTTTGATAGATCGACTCCCTCGCCAATCTGCATGAGACCGCCGACAGGGGCGGTTTCGGCTCATAAAGCCTCGTCAGTCATGCTTTACGCTTTAACTGAATATCCCGCACTGCATCAATTTCAGCCCACAGGCGTTGCCCGTAAGGGTGATCGGCGGCATATCCTCCAACTTTCAGGGTGTCATAACAGTCCCGCAAAATAGCTTGCAAGTCATACTCACAGGCTTTGCTGTAACGTGTTTTAAAACGCTTGTAAATCTCTTGGTAAGGCATGGTGTTTTCCTTGTTGGTGAAAGTGAATCAGACAGCACTCTCATAAAATGCTGTCTGTTTACTCTCCTTGTTTCACCTGATAGTTGATCGCTCGACATTCGCTCTGTTTGGGACACGACAACCTCGCCGCATCAAAGCCCCGTTAACAGCACAACTAAATGTTTCGTGCCTATCAGCACTCATTTACTACCCTTCTATCGTGGGCGGATTTGCATGGGGTTCGTCCTACCTGCCTCATGTCTAACTGTCCTGAAGGACTTACTGCTATTGAGTGCCTTACCGTCTACGGAGGGTGTACAGACTCTTTGCGGAGTGTTCTGCTACCTTTAGCCGATTACTGGCAGGTGACTCGGTACTGGGTACTGCGTTCCCTGCTGTTTACATACCGCTGTAGCAAGCTGACGGGAGACAAAAGAGCGTTTAAATATTTATTACGTTTAAATCAACTACAAACGAATTATGAGGGCAAGTGCAGGCTATTGCAAGAGCACTTGTACAATTATTTTAAATATTTATTTCTATTGATTTCCTCAGACCGATAGTAAAAACCTAAAGCCAGTATTCATGCGGGTTTCAAGGCATTTGATACAGCTCAGAGACCTGTTGTTTAAATGTCCTACTGGATAAAAGAACAGTATTCATTTAAACTGTGCGAACCGTTCTGACTGTAAGCATGACTTAGGTACAAGGTCAGGACAATGTGACGAGTGCAACTGGATGAGAGAGGATTGCAAGATGGACAGAGTTAAAACAGCAGGGGAGAGTAAAGGTGCAGATCAGCAGAGCGATGCTAGTGGTTTTAAAAACCCCGACTCACTAAACGAGCAACTGCGAGTAGCGGTCGGACGGTGCACTGAGAAGAGAACAAAAGACGGAAGGGTAAAAGGTACTAAAGCAAGTAAGGTAAGGATTACAGCAAAGCAGAGACACTTTGCAAGCCTAATTGTAGAAGGTCATAGTCAGAGAGATGCGTATAGACAAGCTTATGACACAAACACAATGAACGAAGCAAGCATTAGTGTGAATGCTTCAAGGTTAGCCAATAGTCCTAAGATCGCCAGTTTACTGGAGGCAAGCCTATCCAAGAGGACGGAGACGATCATAGGCGATCAGATCGCTACGAGGCGGTATGTGATGGAACACCTGATTGATATGCACCAGAACGCTAAACAGGAGAACAGCAAATTGAAAGCATTGGAACTGATTGGTAAGAGTGTATCGATGTTCACTGACAAAGTAGAGCAGACTGTCGAAGCCATTGACACAGATCGACTCAAGGCAGAGCTATCAACGCACCTAGACTTGTTGGACTCTCTGCCGCCGTCAGCAAAGCATTGACGTTTAAATGAGCAGAGCGTTTAAACATATCCGGTTATAAGTATTTAAACTGGATGGCTTGGAGTGTTTAAACTTGGGGCTATCGGGTGTTTAAACTGCTATTAGCAGTACCCACCGCCCCCGTACCCCCCGTAATCGACCCTTGCCCGCCCATCGTCACTACACTCAATTCCACACATCCCATTTCCACCCATAACCAATACGAACGTTCCCACCCCCTCATTTAAACTGTTTGACTGTTTAAACATTATGCTACAGAATACCCCCCACGAACGTTTCCATTCCAAAACCCCCGGGGTATATATATTTTTGAAAATGAGAAACAACGCAGACCACGGAGCGAAGAGAAGTGACACCTAAGCAGAAGTTAGTCCTCGACTTTATAAATATGTACATCAAGATGAAGGGTTTCCCTCCGTCATACATGAACATTGCAGAAGGCTTGGGACTGAAGAGCAAGTCAAACATCCACCGCTTAGTCCATGAGTTAAGGAGTAAAGGGCTGTTGAAGGTCAAACCCCATGTGGTGAGATCACTAGAGCCTGTGGATAAGTCAATGGATAAGATGGTGAAGCTGTAATGCTGACACGAGCTGAGATCGAGAAGTACATCAGGCTTTTGGAAATACTTCCTAAGAGTTCTCCTGATGTAGAGAAGGTTCGACAGCTTTTAAAGGCGGATAAGATAGAGCGATGCCGAGAGAACTTCATGCCTTTTGTGAGGGAGATGTGGTCAGCGTTTATCCCCGGAAGACATCACAAGATCATGGCTGATGCTTTTGAGAGGGTGGCAAACGGTGAGTTAAAGAGACTCATCATCAATATGCCTCCTCGACACACCAAGTCTGAATTCGCATCTTATTTGTTCCCAGCATGGTTTCTAGGTAAGTACCCAGAGAAGAAGATCATCCAAACAGCGCACACCGCTGAGTTAGCAACAGGCTTTGGACGAAAGGTGAGAAACCTCGTCAACACACCGGATTATCAGGATGTGTTTAGAACCAAGCTATCCACTGACTCCAAAGCGGCTGGCAGATGGAATACCCATGCTGGTGGCGATTACTTTGCTATTGGTGTTGGCGGTGCTGTGACTGGTAAAGGCGCTGATGTTTTGATTATTGATGACCCGCACTCAGAACAAGAGGCTATGCAGGGTAATCCAGAAGTCTATGACCGGGTTTATGAGTGGTATGGCTCGGGACCTCGGCAGCGTTTACAGCCGGGCGGGGCAATTATTATTGTGATGACACGCTGGTCAAAGCGTGATTTAACCGGGCAGATACTGAACAACGCACTAAAAAGAGATGGAGACGAGTGGGAGGTCATTGAGTTCCCAGCCCTGCTTCCCTCTGGCAATCCCCTCTGGGAAGAGTTCTGGTCAAAGAAAGAACTCGAAGCCATCAAAGCTGAAATCCCTGTAAGTAAGTGGGAAGCGCAGTACCAGCAGAATCCAACCTCGGAAGAGGGTGCGATTATTAAAAGGGAGATGTGGAAGATTTGGGATAAAGACCAGTCTCCCTATTGTGAGTACATCATCCAGTCATGGGATACCGCATTTGAGAAGAACTCCCGTGCCGACTACTCCGCCTGTACAACATGGGGAGTGTTCTACCGAACCAACTCAGAGGGTAGGGAAGTACCAAACATCATCCTGCTGGACGCTTTCAAAGAGCGCATGGAGTTCCCTGAGCTGAAGAGAAAAGCTTTTGATATGTACCGGGAATGGAATCCAGATAGCCTAATCATTGAAAAGAAAGCTGCAGGAGCGCCGCTCATCTATGAATTAAGACAGATTGGAATACCGCTTCAAGAGTATACGCCGAGCAAGGGGAGTGATAAGATAGCCCGTGTAAACGCAATATCTGACCTGTTTGCTTCAGGGTTTGTGTGGTGTCCCGATACCCGGTGGGCTGAGGAAGTGATGGAAGAATGTGCATCCTTCCCTAACGGCGACCATGACGACCTTGTGGACTCAACCAGTCAGGCATTGCTCCGATTTAGACAGGGCGGGTTTATTCGGCTTGACACTGATGAACCTGATGAACCCGTGTTTAAACGCAAAACAGCGTACTACTGAGGATCATTATGTCTATCGAAAAAGCTCTCTACCAAGCCCCTGAAGGGTTAGAACAACTGGATGACAACTCAATTGAGATTGAGATTGAAGACCCTGAAGCGGTTCACATCCATGCGGGTAACCTTGACATAGACATTGAACCCAACGAAGAAGATTTTGGTGACAACCTTGCCGAGTACCTCAGTGAGCAAGAGCTTTCGCTTTTAGCGGGTGAGCTAGTCGAAGACTTTGATTCTGATATTGCATCCAGAAAAGACTGGGTGCAGACCTATGTAGACGGTTTGGAACTCCTTGGTTTGAGGATTGAAGAGCGGTCGGAGCCTTGGGAAGGTGCTTGTGGAATCTACCACCCTCTGCTGTCAGAGGCGCTGGTTAAGTTCCAAGCCGAGACAATCATGTCAATCTTTCCTGCGATGGGACCGGTCAAGACAAAGATTATCGGCAAAGAAACACAGGAAAAGAAGGATGCGGCTGTTCGGGTTCAGGAAGACATGAACTATGAATTGACCGAGGAAATGCCTGAGTACCGCCCAGAAACCGAGCGTTTGATCTGGGGTCTTGGTCTGTCAGGAAACGCATTCCGAAAGGTGTATGAAGACCCAACACTGGGACGACAGGCAGCTCTGTTTGTTCCTGCAGAGGATGTGGTTGTCCCCTATGGATCAACAAGCCTTGAGTCTGCAGACCGTATTACCCATGTGATGCGTAAGTCAGAGAATGACCTGCGTAAGTTGATGCACTCAGGTCTGTATCGGGATGTTGATCTGGGTAGCCCAGCCGGGACGCTGGATGAGGTTGAGAAAAAAATTGCTGAAAAGCTGGGATTTAGAGCGACAACAGATGATCGCTACAAGATTCTGGAGATGCACGTTAACCTAGACCTGCCCGGTTTTGAGCACAAAGATGACGGTGAAGAGACTGGCATTGCCCTGCCATATGTTGTCACTATCGAGAAGACAAACAACAAGATTTTAGCTATCAGACGCAATTGGGAGCCAGATGATAAAGCTTACAAAAAACGCCAGCATTTTGTTCATTATGGCTACATTCCGGGCTTTGGGTTTTATTGTTTTGGTCTTATTCACCTTATCGGTGCTTTCGCTAAGTCTGGCACTTCTATTATTCGTCAGCTCGTGGATGCTGGAACCCTATCCAACCTGCCGGGCGGCTTTAAGACCCGTGGACTGCGTATCAAAGGAGACGACACCCCAATCGCCCCCGGCGAGTTTAGGGATGTAGATGTAGCCTCTGGCACGATGAAAGACAACATCATGCCATTGCCATACAAAGAGCCAAGTCAGGTTCTGGCAGCATTGCTCGACAAGATCGTGGAAGACGGGCGCAGATTCGCCAATACCGCAGACCTGCAGGTGTCCGATATGTCCAGCCAAGCTCCGGTAGGGACAACGCTGGCTATCCTCGAAAGAACCCTGAAGGTGATGAGTGCGGTACAAGCCCGTATCCACTTCTCCCTGAAGCAGGAGTTAAAGCTCCTCAAGAAGATCATTGCCGACAACGCACCCGAAGACTATGGGTATCAGCCAGAAACAGGCAACCGCAAGGCTAGAAAGTCGGATTACAAAGACATTGATGTCATCCCCGTGTCTGATCCAAACGCCTCAACCATGGCGCAAAAGATCGTTCAGTATCAAGCAGTTCTGCAATTGGCTCAGGGTTCACCCCAACTCTACAATATGCCTCTCTTGCACCGCCAGATGTTGGAAGTGCTGGGGATCAAAGACGCACAAAAGCTTGTTCCAATGACGGAAGACCAAAAGCCACAAGACCCAATATCAGAGAATCAAAACATCCTGATGATGAAGCCGGTCAAAGCATTTGCTTACCAAGATCATCAATCGCACATAATGATCCACATGAGCGCTATGCAAGACCCCAAAATCTTGCAGGTGCTTGGTCAGTCACCCCAAGCTCAACAGCTTCAAGCCGCTATGCAAGCGCACATTAACGAGCACTTGGGCTTTGCTTACAGGGTAGAGATCGAGAAACAGTTAGGCATGAACCTGCCTCCCCAGTTCGACGAACAGGGCGAAGAAGAGCATATGGACCCAGAGGTCGAAGCAAAACTTGCTCCGCTACTTGCCGTGGCAGCGCAGCGTCTATTGCAGAGCAATCAGGCTCAAGCCGCTCAACAGCAAGCTCAACAACAGGCTCAAGACCCATTGGTGCAGATGCAGCAACAAGAGCTTCAGCTCAAGGCTGGGGAATTGAAGCGCAAGCAACAAAAAGATATGACAGACGCTCAACTCAAGGAACAACAACTTGAAATTGAACGCCAGCGTATTGCTGCACAGTCATCCAGCACGATGACCCAGCAAAAGATTAAAGCCGCAGAGACCGTGGCAAAGCTTGACCTGCAGAAACGTCAAGCAATGATGGAAGGCGGTCTGGATTTTATCAAGCATGAAAACCAAATGCGTGTTCAAAAACACACGCAAGACAAGCAAATCTTTGCTGATGGACTCAAAACCCATTTAAACGCCAAGCTCGAAAGAGAAAGGAAGGCAAATGAACGAACTGGAAATAATCCTCCAAAAAATAAATGAGAGGATGGAGAGTTTGCAGGAAAGTTTAGGTAGCGGCGAATCCAAAAACTTCGACGAATACCAAAATATGTGCGGAGTAATCAAAGGTCTACTTTTCGTGCGTAGAGATATCCTCGACCTTAAAAATCAAATGGAGAACTCGGATGAGTGAAATCCTACTGGCTACAAACCCCAGTAATCCCGTAGTAATCGGCACTTTACACAAGGAAGAGCCTATTGTTGCGGAGCAGGAAGAAAGTTCGGAAGAAGAAAAAGCTAGTCAATTACCCCGCCCAGCAGGGTACAAAATGCTTTGTGCTATCCCGGAGGTAGAAAAGGAGTTTGAGAGCGGGATTATCAAGCCGGAAGACATGATTCGGCGTGAAGAAGTCCTTACCACAGTGCTTTTTGTGGTCAAAATGGGTCCAGATTGCTACCAAGACAAGGTGAAATTCCCATCCGGTCCATGGTGTCAGGAAGGTGACTTCATTTTGGTTCGACCACACGTTGGTTCACGACTTTTAATCCATGGTCGTGAGTTTCGAATCATTTATGACGACAACGTAGAGGGTACGGTTGACGATCCTCGTGGTATTTCACGCAAATAGGAGCAAAAATGCCTGAATTTGATAAACCCGGCTATAAATTCCCCGATGAGATGGACGACAATCAAGTCAACATCACCATCGAACACGACGACGACAAGATTGAGATCGAGATTGAGGACGATACGCCCCCAGAAGATCGCAATCGTGACCCGATGCCAAGGGAAATTGTCGAAAAACTCGATAAAGAAGAGCTAGAAAACTACTCAAATGACGTTCGTGAGAAGTTTAAACAAGCTAAAAAGGTCTATCACGACGAGCGCCGAGAGAAAGAAGCGGCTTTGCGTGAGCGCCAAGAGGCTGTTGAAGCAGCAAAAAACCTTTACGAAGAGAACAAACGCATTAAATCAATGCTTTCCTCTGGAGAAAAGGAATATGTTGCTGCAGTAAAGAACTCCACAGAAATGCAACTTGAAATGGCTAAAAAAGCCTATCGGGAAGCATATGACATGGGTGACATTGATAAGCAAATTGAAGCTCAAGAGCTTATCACTAAAGCAACAATGCAGTTAGAAAAGGTAAACAATTTCAAATTACCCCCTTTACAGGAGGAAAAGTTTGAAGTACAACCTCAACAACAGGTCCAAGTACCCCGTCCTGACGAGCGAGTGATGCGCTGGCAACAGCAAAACCCTTGGTTCGGGCAAGACGAAGAAATGACCGCATCTGCTTTAGGTTTACACGAAAAACTTAAACGGACAGGCATTCGACTTGGGTCTGATGAGTATTACGACACATTGGACAAGACAATGCGTCGAAGATTTCCAGAGCATTTTGGTGATCCAGAACCCGAAGTAAAGAATCGGAAAGCGCCATCCGTGGTAGCCCCCGCAAATCGAACTACATCCTCCAAGCGGATTAGATTGAAAGAGTCCCAACGCTCCATAGCGAAAAAACTGGGAATCAGCGAGGAACAATACGCACGAGAAGTGCTTAAACTGGAGAATTAAAAATGTCTGCAAAGATTACAAGAGATATGCAAACCAGAGAAATGACGGAACGTCCTAAGCAGTGGATGCCTCCAGAGCTTCTCCCAGAGCCGGACAAACAAGCTGGGTATGCCTATCGGTGGATTCGTGTTTCGATGTTAGAGAAAGCTGACACAAGAAACGTTTCGATGCAAATCCGAAGCGGTTGGGAGCCTGTAACGTTGGAAGAACAACCAAAATTTGCACTGTTAGCCGACCCTCAAAGTCGATTTAAAGACAATATTGAGATAGGCGGATTATTGCTCTGCAAGCGTCCTGAAGAGTTCAATGAACAGCAGAACCAATATTATGCTGATCTGAACAGACAACAGACTGAGGCTGTGGACAATAGTTTTATGCGCCAAAGTGATCCAAGAATGCCGCTGTATAACGAGCGCCGTTCAACAGTAAGCTTTGGTAAACGGTCCTAACTAATGGAGTTTTAAATGGCTTATCCTACTATTTCAGCCCCTTATGGGTTTAAGCCGCTGAACTTGATTGGTGGTCAAGTCTTTGCTGGCTCGACCCGTAACCTACCTATCCAGTATGGTTACGCAACCAACATTTTCTTCGGTGATGTAGTTGCAATTACTCGTGGTTTCGTTACCCGTCTTGCTATGACAAACGGCGGCTCGGCTTCGACCGGCGGCGTTGGTTATGGTCTGACAGGTATTTTCCTTGGCTGTTCGTATACCGATCCGGTCAGCAAGCAAAAACGTTTTAGCCAGTATTACCCAGCATCTACTCTTGCTGGCGACATCCAAGCTATCGTTACTGACGATCCAGACACCGTGTTTAAAGCGGCTGTTGTGACTGCTCAGGGCGGAACAACCATCGGTTCAGCTTCGTCTGCGATGATTGGTTTAAACGCTGTTGCTTCTGATTTGGCTGGCAACATTAACACCGGCGACTCGTCAAACGGTATTGCAATCCTTGCCTCAACTGGCGTTCCTGCTTCAACAAACACGCTGCCTTGGCGCATTATTGATGTCGTCCGTGACACGGCTGTTGTTCTTGGAACCGCAACATACTCGTCTGGTACAACTTCGTTGACCACCAGCGCTGTACCTGTTGCTCTGCCTTACGGTACGGAAGTTGGTTATCTGGCTGCTAACGGTTCATACGTTGGTTGCGGTAACTGGGTCAACGCTGCTGTTTCTGCAGGTGGCACGACCGTTACAGTTAACGCACAGTACGGTACGGTTAACGCCGGTGGTGTTGCTGCTACGGCTGCAACAATCCCAGCTAACTCGACTCTGGTATTTACCCAGTACCCCGAAGTGTTGATTAAGTTCAACCAAGGTGTACATGAGTATTATCAGAACACCGCAACTCAAACCGCTTAATTAGGAGCTAATAATGGCTATTTCACGCGCACAGCTACTTAAAGAGCTTCTCCCCGGTTTGAACGCATTGTTCGGTCTGGAATATGCTCGTTACGGCGAAGAACACAAAGAGATTTATGAAATCGAAACCTCTGAGCGTTCCTTCGAAGAAGAAACAAAACTGTCTGGTTTCTCAGCAGCACCTGTCAAAAACGAAGGCTCCGCCATCGCTTACGACAATGCTCAGGAAGCATGGACGGCTCGTTACAACCACGAAACCATCGCTTTGGGCTTCAGCTTGACTGAAGAAGCAATCGAAGACAACCTGTATGACTCGTTGTCAGGTCGCTACACCAAAGGTTTGGCTCGTGCTATGGCTTAC